TTAGCGGATTTGTTCTTTAATAGCGGCAATATCGTCTTTGTTTTGTGTAGGATCCGTTAAATAAATTATCGACCCGGCATGTGCCCCATTCAGATAATATTTACGGCGGAACAATGTTGCACTCTCATTTAAAAATGCCGATTGTAACGCAGCTAAATATTCCGGTACACCATAAATTTCTTGATTGATGTCGGGATTAACCAAATTAAACACCGAACCTTTTGCAAACTCGTGCTCATCAAAGCCGTTCACCACTTGATAAAATACGCCCTGCTCCACGCCAACTCGCATATATTTTGCCAATGGCACATTTAATGCCATCACATTGCTAAAACGATTACGTTTGACTTCGATATAGGCATTGCCGAAAACCAAATAATCTTGTACTAATTTTTCAAGTTGCGTGCGTGGCAAAAGTGCGGTCGTTTTACAAGTTGAAAGCAAAATATTTTTCTTCACGGTAATTGCACTTTGATGATGTGCCGAGGCATTCAATGCTTTAGAGAGATAACTCAAATTAATCGGCGGATTGTAATATTTTTGATACATCAATACCGGCTCGAAATAATTGAGGATTTCTGCACGGTCAAGCACGGGAATCGGCTCGCCAAAACTAAAGGCTTCAGCCTTAGGTTGTGAAGAAAGTGCGGTTGTTTTTTTGCGTGATTTTTTCATAAATCATCCTATTCAAAAGTAAAGATTGTAGTTTGGGCCTGTGCGCTTACATCACCACCCAAGCCATAAGGCACGTTTAAAATGCAGTTCATAATTGCCCACGATAAATCGCCGTGGCTTGCCTCTTCGGAACGGTCGGAAACGTAAGTTATTCTGCCTGTGCCGGTGGTACGTTTTTTTACGGTCATAAAACTGGTGATAATTTCTTTGCCGTCAAATTTAAGGCGACGTTTCTGAATGAGGTTTTGCGTTTTCAGCACCATTTCATTTTTAAGATCTGCGTTATAGTCTAGCCCTTGTGCCATTGGGTAAAATTTCCTCACCTCTTGATACACGCCCGACCCCATTCCCGTTTTATCAATTACAATGCGGGTGACATTATAATCATCACAAAATTGTCTGATTTTGCCTGCTTGCGCTTCATAATCCATGCCGTGAAAGGTTTGCCAATGCAATACACGATAGTCGCCCCCTTCCACTTTTGGAGGTGCAACAATGGCTAGTGCTGCACGGTCGCCGGTAAATGCCGGGTCATACCCCAACCATACATCACGATTGCCGAAGGGCCGTTGCCAAAAAGGTTTATAATCCGTCCACTCCTCTAAGCTATCCACTTGGCACAACTGCAAATCGGCAAATTTGAAAGCAGAGCTATCATCATCGGCAAATTGGCACAAAAATAACTGCTCAAACTCTTCCTTGCTGTTCTCTGCAATCAAATCATCAATATTAAACAGGTTACACCCACCTTCCATCGCATCGTAAATGCTGACAATCTGTTTCCATTGGCGATCGGCACACAATTTCCCACTTTTTAAATTTTCGTGGGAAATATCAATTTCCACTTTTTCCGATTTCGCACGGTTGCGATTAAAAGCTTTGCCGGAAAAGAAGGCATAAGCGGGGTGCGCAATGGTTGTTGGCGTGGAAAAGTAAGTTTGACGATACATCTTTTGCGCTGCCATACCCGATGCCACTTTCCTCATCACATCAAATTTCGGCACCCAAAACACCTCGTCAAAATACAAATTGCCGTGATACGATTGGGCGGTGGCCGAGTTTGTACCAAGGAAAATCAATTCTGCTCCATTCGGCAGTTTGATGGTTTCCCCTTTTAAATCGACATCTGCTGTTTGCTTGGCATAATTAACAATGTAAGAACGGAATTGCAATGCCTGTTTTTTACTGGCCGAAAGGAAAATTTGATTATGGCCCGTTGTCAGCGCATCAACAAAGGCTTCATGGGCAAAATAATAAGTCGCCCCAATCTGACGACTTTTCAAAATATTGCGGATTCGGTGTTCTTTTGCCTTATGCCACACCCGTTGATAGTTAAACATTCCCTCAAGAAAGCCATTAATCAACAATTCCTCTTGTTCTTGATCAATCGCATTCTGTTCTGCTTTCTTGCGTTCACCTTTATTGCGATTAGCAAGTTTCGGGTTCAAATCCACTTCATTGCCCTCGCCAAAGGAATATTTTTTCACCCGTGCCATACGTTCCATTTGGCGGCCGAGTAAATCAATTTCTTTATAATCCGCCCCACTCTTGTTTTCTTTCAGAATGAGCAAATTCAAACGGCTTTCAAGGGTCAGTTCCACTCGCCCAACAGGTGCAAAATCATCCCATTTCTCCCGCTCTTTCCAACTGGAAATCGTTGATGTTGGAATATTTAACTGGCGTGATATTTCCGCAATTTTATAACCGCTGAAATACATCACCTGCGCTTGGCGTTTGGTGTCTGCTGTGGTTTCTTGATTATGTTCCAGTTTATCCATATAAATCTTAATCTGTTAAATTCTAGTTCTTGACATACGCCTATTTCGAGGATAGGATTTATCACAAGGTCTCAAAAGCCTTTTACACAACGGTTATTCACCCCGTTAGCGTGATTTTTTTGTATCCGCAGAAAGTGCGGTCAAAAATAAATATATTTTTTCAATGGTCGAGAGTGCGAGGAATACAACACCGTAAGGGAATAACTCCGCTCGATTGTGTACGAGTTTTGAGCTCTCGACCGCCCGAATTATCGGGATTTCTCTCAAAAGGAAATACACAATGACTACTCAAATTTCTACTTTTAATTTCAAATCCAACCCTGTTCGCATTGAAACAATCAAATCAGAACCTTATTTTTGTTTGACTGATGTTTGCACTGCCTTAAATATTAGCAATGCTAATGCAAGCCGTTTTAATTTTAATTCTGACGGTATACATAAAATGTATAGCGTGGATAAACTTGAGCGAAAAAACGAACTCACCTTTATCAATGAACCTAATCTCTACCGCATTATTTTTCGCTCTAATAAAACCGAAGCAGTAGAGTTTCAAAACTGGGTATTTGAAGAAGTTCTACCGCAAATCAGAAAAACCGGACAATACCACGTTGCACAACCGGCTCTACCCTCGCCCGAATTAACCTATTCCCAATCCTTTTCCCAAACAGACATCAATCACCTTGTTTGGCTGCTGTTCTCTCATGAAAAAATGCGTTTCCTGCTAGAAAATCTCTACAAGCCACTGGCATTGTTAGATTCACCATTTGCACCGAAAGTGTACGGCTGTGTTACCGAATACAAACGGATTTATAAAACCGCTAAACCGCTGATTAAAAAATTGTTGGATAGCCTCAAAAGGGACAATCCGGAACAATGGCGACATCTCAACCGTTATCTGAACAACGAAATCTAACTCAAATTTAACCGCTCTTTTGCCATCGCACTAGAGCGGTTTTTTCTTGCCTGCCATAGTAGAAAGGATAAGTTCGGTCGTCTTTCAGGGCGTTTTGTGAAACCTAAAGCAACAATGGCAAACACTCGCACGGGGGTGAAAAGTCTTTCAGAATGAGCGCAACATCAACCTTTGAAAGGATAACCCATGCCGAAAAAATCAAAATGGTTTGTTGTTGCAACAGAAGGGGCAACCACAGACGGGCGTGAAATTCAGCGTAAGTGGATTGAGGAAATGGCAGAAAGCTATGATCCGAAAAATACTTACGGCGCACGCATTAACTTAGATCACATCAAATTCACCCTATTTTTTGAAGATATGCCGAACGCCCATTGTTTCGGTGATGTGATGGCATTGAAAACCCAACAACGTGAAGACGGCAAATTGCAATTATTGGCTGAAATCATCCCCACCGAAAGTTTGATTAAACTCAATCAAGCCGGGCAAAAAGTTTACACCTCCGTGGAAATCGACACCAATTTTGCCGACACCGGCAAAGCCTATTTAGTCGGATTAGCCGTGACAGACAATCCGGCAAGCCTAGGCACAGAAATGCTTTCTTTTTCACATAACGGATTAAGTTCACGCAAATTAAAAGCCGATAACCTTTTCACTGCGGCTATTGAAACCCAATTGGATTTTGTGGAAGAGGAAGAAAAATCCCCCTCTATTCTTGAAAAAATCAAAGGATTATTCGCTAAAAAAGAAAAATCCGATGATGAACGCTTTGCCGTGCATGAACAATCCATTGAATTGTTAGCCGAGCAAACCAAAGAAACACAGGAAAAATTGACCGCACTTTCTGCCGATTTTGAAAAACAGAAAACGGAATTTTCCGCTATGCAAAGCAAGTTTACCCAACTTGAACAAACACCATCTGCTGACTACACCGAACGCCCTTTAGTGGCGGGCGAAAAAGCCGAAGCTGACGGTCGTTTCTTCTAATTATCACCACAGGAAGCCAAAATGAATAAATTTACCAAAACAAAATTTTCCCATTATATTGCCGGTGTTGCCACTGACAATGGCGAATCTGCAGCGTTTGTTGCCTCAGGCGGTCAATTTACCGTTGAGCCAAGCGTTCAACAAAAACTCGAAAATGCCGTATTGGAAAATTCCGATTTTCTCAAACGCATTAATGTGGTGATGGTCACTGAAATGAAAGGAGCCACCTTGCGTTTAGGTGTATTAGGTCCTGTCGCCAGCCGCACCGATACCAATAAAAAAGCGCGTGAAACCAAAGATATTCACAGCTTGGAAGAAAACACCTATTCTTGCGAACAAACCAACTTTGACACCCATTTAAACTACGCTACCTTGGATAGCTGGGCGAAATTCCCGGATTTTGCCGCCCGCATTGGCAAACTCAAAGCTGAACGCATTGCCCATGACCGTATTATGATCGGGTTTAACGGTTCAAGTGTGGCAACCACCACAGACCTTACCGCCAACCCATTATTACAAGATGTCAATATTGGGTGGTTACATCAAATTGAAACCAAAGCGGCAGCCCGAGTGATGACGGAAGAAACCAAAGGCAGCGGTAAAATTGAAATTGGCACTGGTAAAACCTACAAAAACCTTGATGCCTTTGTGTTTGCCCTAAAAGAAGATTTTATCCCTGCACAATACCGTGATGACACAAAACTCGTGGCAATTATGGGGAGCGATTTATTAGCGGATAAATATTTCCCGTTAATCAACCAAGAAAAACCGACAGAAATTGTCGCAGGCGACACAGTCATTAGCCAAAAACGTGTGGGTGGTTTACAAGCGGTTTCTGTGCCGTATTTCCCGAAAGGCACAGTGTTGATTACCTCGCTTGATAACTTGTCTATTTATGTACAAGAAGGTAGCGTACGCCGCCACTTAAAAGACACCCCGGAGCGTAACCGTGTAGAAGATTACTTATCCTCAAATGAGGCATATGTTGTCGAAAACTATGAAGCGGTGGCACTAGCGAAAAACATTACTATCGTTGATGCACCGGCTGCCGAAACCACTAACGGCGCAACGGAATAAGCCAATGCGCCCAACCAAACGTCATTTTCTGGAAACCTCTGCCGCTTTAGCCAATGCGGCAGAAACCGAAGACTTAAGCCAATTTAGCGAATACGACAAAATGCTCCGCTTGCTGGCACGCCATAAAAAGAATTTAAAACAAATCCAATCCACGGTGCGCAAAGCCGAGTTTAAAAAACGCATTTTGCCGGATTATCTGCCTTGGATTGAAGGCGCATTATCTGCCGGAACAGGTAAACAAGATAATGTGTTGATGACATGGTGCGTGTGGGCGATTGATTGTGGCGAATATCACCTTGCTTTAACCATTGCCGACTATGCCATTTTTCACGATTTGCGATTGCCTGAACCGTTCAGCCGAACCTTAGGCACGCTTATCGCCGAAGAATTTGCCGACCAAGCCAAAACGGCACAAGCGGCAAACCAACCTTTTGACGTGAGCTATTTGGAACAGGCGAACCGCCTCACCGCCGATTGCGATATGCCGGACGAAAGCCGTGCAAGATTATTGCGTGAATTAGGCTTGCTTACTATTGAGAAAAACCCGACTCAAGCCCTTGAATATCTTGAACGGGCATTGGGATTGGATCAGAAAATCGGCGTAAAAGGCGAGATTAAAAAATTGAGAAAACAGGTAGGGTGTGTGGATTGTTAACAATCCACGCACGAATTACCCTTATTTGATCTTTGCGTGCGTGAATTTTTCAAATTCACACACCCTACGATTTCTTGAATATCTTGAACAAGCATTAGGTTTAGATCAGAAAATCGGCGTAAAAGGCGAGATTAAAAAATTGAGAAAACAGGTAGGGTGTGTGGATTGTTAACAATCCACGCACGAATTACCCTTATTTGATCTTTGCGTGCGTGAATTTTTCAAATTCACACACCCTACGCATTATTTATTAAAAACCAAGCAAACCACGCAGCCGCGGGGCGGATTCAAAGTGCGGTCAAATTTTCTTAAATTTCCACTGCACTTGATGAATCCCCACCCCGCTTTTTTTATAGGTAAACACAATGTCAGACGGTGCAATCTCCATCAAACTCGCCCCAGATTATGAAATGGGCGCAGTGCAAAAACAGGTAGAAACCTACCCGAACACCGATGATTTCATCACCAATGAACCCTTTTTCCCTGATTTGTCGATTTCGCAATGTCGCAATCAAATGCGTATTGACGGCACAGTGACTGAATTTCGCTTAAAAGATTCATTGATTGAGGCAATGGCATCGGTCAATGAAGAATTGAGTGCATTTCAACAAGACCATGCCGAATATGGCTGTGTGGAAAAAATCCCCGCCCCCATCATCAACGGTGAAAGTATCTTGGTGCAACGCTATCAACGGGCGGTGATTTGCCTTGCAGTTGCTAATTTATACGAACGCTATGCAAGCTATGACAGCACCAATGATGGCGAAAAGAAAATGGAACAACTCAAAGACATCATCGACCAACTCCGCCGTGATGCCCGTTTTGCTATTAGCGATATGTTGAAACGCCGAAGAATTGACGTGGAGCTAATCTGATGAAAGTTCGCGCACAGCAAAACGACAATCTCGATGCCATTGTTTATCGCCATTTGGGAAAAAGCCAAGGCTATCTAGAAATCGCTTGTGAGTTAAACCCGCACTTGATGAATTTGCCGATAATCCCTATCGGCACGGAAGTGAATTTGCCTGATCCTGAAACTGAAAAAATCAACGTTGCACAAGATACGTTGCAGCTATGGAGCTAACAAAATGAAAGACATTCAAAGTAACGCACCTTATGTATCAGGCGGTTTTACCGCATTTATGGGAGTGATCAGCAATATGTTCAGCAATGTTACGCTTGCCGATGTAGGCGTTATTGTCGGGATTATCGTCACCATCGCAACTTGGGTGGTGAACTGGTATTACAAGAAAAAAGATTTTGAATTAAGAAAATTGGAAATCGAAGGAAAACTCAATGATAAGAAAAAGCGCTAAATGGGCATGTGGTATCGCCGCCGTTGTGGGTTTAACCATTGCTTTACACGGTAATGAGATCCGCACATCAGAAAAAGGCTTATTACTCATTGGCAATGCCGAAGGCTGCCAACGAAAGCCCTATCACTGCCCTGCCGATGTTTTAACATTCGGCATTGGCACTACGGAAGCGGTGGAAAAAATCAACCCCAATAAAATTTACAGCAACGAAGAAATTGCCCACGCTTTTGCCAAAGGCATTAAACAGGCTGAAAAATGCGTGAATACTTACGCCAACGGACAAGCCATGCCACAAGGTGCATTTGATTCACTGACCTCTATCACCTTCAATGTCGGCTGCGGCAAACTGAAAAACAGCACGCTTTTTAAAATGGCTCGCCAAGGTTACAGCAAAGCCATGTGCGGTCAATTTGAACGTTGGATTTATGCCAACGGAAAACCGCTCAAAGGCTTAATTGAGCGCAGACAACAGGAGAAAGCACGATGTTTAACTTCTTAAGCTCAAAAGAAAAATGGCTGTTATTGGTAGGGCCGCTACTGCTCTTGCTGGTTATCTTGTTTCAAGGTTGGCAAGCCAATCACTGGCACGCAGAAATGGTGAAAGAAGAACAGCTTAAAGCCAAATGGCAGGCTTCTTACATCGCATTAAATCAACACGTACAAGCGTTTGCCGAACAGCAAAAGCAACTGACCCAAGCCGTCAATGCGCTAAAACATCAACAAACCCAACAAACACAGGATTTAAAAAATGCACTTAAACAACATCAAACTTGGGCTGATAGCCCTCTCCCTGACAGCGTGCGTGGCGTGCTCAACCGCCCCGCAAATCATTAAACAACCGATACTCTGCCCTCAAACGGCAGAGTGCGGTCAATTTTCGCCCCCCATTCGCACCAACGGCGAACTGGCGGAAGCCTATCAACAGGCACAACATCAATTAAACCTGTGCGTGATTGAAAATCACAGCTTGAAGCAATGTATTGATTCGTTTAATCAACAGGAAAAAGCCAATGACTGATCAATTTGACCGGGCACAACAAATAGAAGAAATGCAACGGGAAATCGCCCTCAAAAAACACCGCACTTTTAAAGCCGTAAGCCGCCTTTATTGTGAAGATTGCGATGCCCCCATTCCCGAAAAACGCCGACAAACTATTCAAGGTGTAACACGTTGCGTGATCTGCCAAGAACAGGAAGAAAAACGGCAAAGGCACTATCGGTAAGGTGTTATCGGTAAGGTGTGTGAAATGGAACATTTCACGCACGTTAGGTAAAGCGAGCGTGGATTTTTCAAATCCACACCGCCTACGGAGGAATAATGAAAAAGCCCAACCAGCTGCGAAAAATCCTTGAGCAAAGTTTGCCCGATTTCGTCAATAACCCCGACCGTTTACAGCTTTATACGGATGGCGGGCAAATTATCGCCACGGGTGCAAGCTCATTTAGTTTTGAATATCGCTACACGCTCAACATCATTGTGACCGATTATGCCGGTGATATTGCTGCCTTGGTGGTACCGATGATTGCCTATCTTCGCACTAATCAACCGGAAATCTTTGAAAATCCGCAACTGCGTGAAAATGCCTTCAAGTTTCAAGTGGATTACAACAATAACAACACGGCTGACATGAGTTTTGAAATCAAACTCACCGAACGTGTGGTATCGAAAAAAGACGGCGACAGCGTACAACTGAACTATGCCAAAGAACCGGTACTTGAGGAGCCACGATTGGTAAAAGTATATTTGCAGACTTGGGATAATTTGATTTTTGAGGGTAAAGCCTAATGGCAACAGTGCAAGAAATTCAAGGAAAATTGACCGCACTTATCAATAATCTGTCGCCACAGGCTCGAAGACAACTTGCCCGCAACATCGGGCAAGCGTTACGAAAAAGCCAATCGGCACGCATTGCACGGCAACAAAATCCCGACGGCACGGCATTTGAACCCCGTAAACCCCGAAAAAACCTTCGGCAAAAGCAAGGTCGAATCAAACGCAAAGCGATGTTTGCCAAACTCCGCACCGCCAAGCATTTTAAAGTGCGGTCGAATGGTAATGAAGTTTCGGTAGGATTTAACGGTTCAAGTGCAGCGATTGCAGCAGTGCATCAATACGGGTTGAAATCAAGCCCGTCAAAAAACAAGGATTTTAAAGTGCAATACGCCCAACGTGAATTGTTGGGCTTTAGTGAAAGTGATTTGGAAATAATTGAAGATTTGATTATTGAGCAATTAAGCCTTTAGATTTTAATTTCTTTCCAACGATATGAATAAAAAGACCGAATACAAAGAAAGAAATAATACCAAGAAAGACATTAACTTCTAAAAGCCAAAGAAAAGAGCCAATCATTAGCATATAAAGAAAAATGACTGGAGCCGCAACAAGTAAGGATACAACCCATGGCAAAGCAACAATACCAAGCGTTGCGACAATCCCCAAAATTGCAACGAATAGCACAAACAATGCAAACATCGTAATCATATTCCCTCCCGTTTTTTATGATTATGAATCTAAATATTAAAAATTGTCAATAAAAAAGAGCAATTTATATGAATAATCTACAACTCACCGTATTACTAAATGCCATTGATAAAATTTCTGCGCCTGTAAAGAATGCCTCAAAAAGCGTTCAAGCATTTTCAGAACAAATTAAGAACAGTAAATCGGCTTTGCGTGATCTTGAAAAAGTACAGAATCAAATGAAATCTTTTTCACGTACAACTGAAAATATTAAAAAAAGTACCGAAACTATCGATAAGCATGCAAAAAAATTAGATAACTTGCGCAATAAAATCTCGAAAATGAAAAATGAGCGAGTAAATCTAAAAGGAAAAATTAAAGATGCGGAGCTTTATCATGCAAGTTTAATCTCTAAAGGGAACGTTACTTCTGCCTTAGCTGTGCGTGTAAAAATTGCCGGACTTACCAAGCAATATGAAAAATTACAAAGTGAAATTGGTGAAACAGGGAGAAAAATTAGCAAAGAAAATACTGAATGGAAAGCAAGCCGCAGAGAAAAAGCAAAACAACTCTTACAGCTAAGAGATTTAAAACGAAAATTGAAAGGAATCGGTGTTGATACAAAAAATTTTGCACAACATGAAAGTTCATTGGCTGAAAAAATTAAGGTTGCGAATAATGCTCTTGAAAAACAACAACGACATCTAGATAAACTAAATGCTAAACAAGCTGCCTATAATAAATACCGTGGGCAAGTGGAAAGCCTCAAAAATATAAGTGGAAAAGCACAAATGATTGGTGCGCAATCCATGGCGGCAGGTGCAACTATAACAGCGCCTATTGCAAATGTGACTAAGGATTTTATGAGCTTTGAAGATGCAATGCTAGGTGTTGCACGACAAGTTCCCGGAGTTAAAGATGAATTAGGGAATTTGACTCCAAAGTTTGACGAGTGGAAGAAAAAAATCTATCAAATGTCCCTTGAATTACCTAAAAATACGGTTGAACTTGCCAATATGGTAGAAAGTGCAGCTCGAATGGGGGTTGCAGAAAATGAAATTGAGGATTTCATCCGAAAAAATGTAGCAATGACTGTTGCATTTGATGTTCAAGAAGGGCAAGGAGATGAATTCACCGAAAAAATGGGGCGTGTTAGAGAAAATTTAAAACTTACTCAAGAAAAAGCAAACGCATTAGCAGATACAATCAACTACCTTGACGACCAAAACTTATCAAAAGGAACAGAAATTATTGATTTTTTGAATGAGGCTGCCGGAATCTCAAACTTGGCTAAAATGAATGAGAAAGACTTAGCTGCATGGGGTTCAACTTTAATTACCGCAGGCAACGAAGCAGGAAAATCAGCAAAAGCATTCGGGTCAATTTTAACTCGTTTAGGTAGTGACAAAAAACCGGTAAAAAAAGCATTAGCAGCAATCGGGTTAAATCCTGATGATGTAAAAAAAGGGTTACAGATCAATGCAACAGAAACTATTTTAAAAGTATTTGAACGAGTAAAGAAAAAGGTCCCGGAACATCTACGCCTCACTGTACTAGAGAACTTAGCCGGTGGAGATTACAACAAAGTATTTGCTAATCTTGTCGCCAATCCCGACATGCTCCGAAAACAGCTAGAGCAAGCCAATAGTGATGCAGCCAAGGGATCAATGGATAGAGAGTTCCAAACTCGCATGAAAGCTCTTTCGGCAAGTACTCAAATCTTTAACAACCAACTGTATAATTTAAAGGCGACAATTGGCGGAGTTATTTCCCCAACGTTGCAGAAAGTGATGGAAAAGCTTGGTAGTATTGTTGATAAAGCAAATGATTGGATTCAAGCCAATCCCGAACTCGCAAGAAAAATCCTTGTTGTTGCGGGTGCAATCGGCACAACACTCACAGCGTTCGGTGCATTAAGCCTTGCCTTAAGTTTTGTTCTTTATCCTATGGCACGGTTTATTCTCGCTGCAGGAAAATTAAATCTACTCATTCCAAAGGCAACAAAGCATATGATAAGTGCAGGTGGTGCTTTAGTGCGTGGTTTACTCATGCCATTAAAACTAATTGGCGGATTATTTAGTTCTTTTGGTGGTTGGGTATTAATTGCACTTGCTATTGCAATTTATAAATATTGGCAACCTATCAAAGCATTTTTTAGTGGTTTCTTTGAGGGCTTAAAATCAGACCTTGCTCCTGTCATTGAAAAATTTAAACCGTTGGGCGATCTGTTTGGTGTTGTGGTCGGTTGGATTGAAAAAGCCGTAAAATGGTTTACAGATTTACTCTCCCCGGTTCAAAGCACCAGAGATGATCTAGATGCCGCCGCAAGTGCCGGTAAAAAATTTGGTGAATGGCTTGCTGCAGGGATTGATTTAGTCACTAAGCCGTTGCAATGGGTGATGGATAGTATCAAGTGGGTTGTTGATAATATGCCAAGTGTAGATAAAATCGCTACAACGCTTGTATCTAAAGAGCATGCTGCACAACTCGAAAAAACGGCAAATTTGGCGAATTATATGGGGATGGAAGAGTTTATCCCCACACCTCCAAAAGTACCAAATGTAAACAAATGGTCGGGCGGTTATGCCGGCAACGGTGGCAAATATGAACCCAAAGGCATTTTTCACGGTGGCGAATATGTGATGACAAAAGAAGCCACTTCACGCCTAGGTATTCACACCTTAAACGCCCTCAATTACGGCAAACAAGCCTTAATTGCAGGCGGGTTGGGTGTCAGTGTCGCAACAGCCGCACCTGTGCAAGTTGATCACAGACCGCCTATTTCCGCACGCCCTGTCGCCACACAGATAGCACAGCCGATGAATGTGCAAATCACGATCAATGCCGCTCCGGGCATGAATGAAAAAGATATTGGGCGCATTGTTGAACAAAAATTTAGACAAATCCAAAACCAACAACAAGCACGTTCACGAAGCATTTTGCGTGATCGGGTTTAACCAAAGGGCGAAAGCCCTTTTTTGTTTGATTAAAAAAATAACTCGCGTTATAGTAGAAGCATTACCCAGAGGAGTGTGAAAAATGTTTAAAGAAAAAGGCTATGATGAATTTTTGGCGGAAAAAATCCGTCGTGGAAAAGAAGATATTGCTGCGGGTCGGGTTGTATCCCTTGACGAGGCGAGAAACCGTTGGCAACAGACCATAGAACGAAAAGCCGCAGAATTTGCTCAAATAGACGAATCTCATCAAGAGGTTGTTTATGGCTAAGGTCATTTTATCTGATTCAGCCGCACAAGATATTGATGACATTTTAGCAAATGTTTATGATTTCACAGGGTTTATTTCTACACCACAAAAGCTACTTACCGAATTAAATAAAACCTTTGATCTCATCGCCTTTATGCCAGATGCCGTAGGTAGGTTGCGGGAAGACGGCGACCGTGAAGCGTTTTGCCGGGCTTATCGTATCGTTTACCAAAAGCAAGGAGATGATATTTTGATCATTACGGTAATTCACTCCAGCCGAATTTACCCCCGCCCTGAATAATTCAGGGCTTTTTGTTACCCCTAAATTCACACTTCCCCACCCTCGCATTTCTCCCCTATCTCGCCAACAATAACGCTATTTATGACAACCGAAAAAGCGTTATGTCCGCCGAACTGAACCGCCGATTAGATAACCTGATTCGCTTTGGCACGATTGCCGAAGTGGATTATGCAACAGCCCGTGTACGAGTAAAGAGCGGTCAAATTCTGACGGATTTTTTACCTTTTATTACGCTCCGTGCCGGCACAATGAAAACCTGGTCGCCACCGACCATTGGCGAACAATGTGTGATTTTGGCAGCAAGCGGTGAATTTACTACTGCTTGCGTATTAGTTGGGCTTTACACACAAAACAGCCCAAGCCATTCCCCCGATTTGCACGTTATTCAATTCGCTGACGGTGCAACCATTGAATATAACCAAGCAAGCGGGCGATTAAATGTTGTTGGGATTAAATCCGCCTTTATCAATGCCGGCGAGCAAATTGATATTTTCTGCCCGACAGTGAACATCAAAGGCAATGTAAAAATTGACGGAAAAGTCACAAGCTCGGGCGACATGGTCGCAGGCAGTATTAGCCTACAAAACCACAAACACCTTGAACAGGGTGACGGAAACGAAACGAGCAAAGCACGATGAATCGATACACCGGTGAAAAACTCACAGATGAGGGGCAACACATCAAACAATCTATTGCCGATATTCTCCTCACGCCCATTGGCTCACGCATTCAACGGCGAGAATATGGCAGCCTAATTCCCATGCTAATTGACCGCCCGATTAGTCGCACTCTCATGCTACAACTTGCCGCCTGTGCGGTGACGGCGATCAATCGTTGGGAACCCCGTGTGCAAATTACCCAATTTAAACCGCAACTGACTGAACGAGGTATTACCGCAAGTTATGTAGTGCGTTATCGCAAAAATAATCAAGAAATTCGCAATGAACAACTTTTACTCGGTGGCAAACAATGAGCGAGCTAGTCGATTTATCAAAACTTGATGCACCAAAAGTACTTGAAGATTTAAATTTTGAAACTTTGCTTGCCGAACGCAAAGCAGAATTTATTGCTTTATTTCCGCAAGAAGAACGGGATTTTTGGCAATCTCGATTAAGCCTTGAAAGTGAACCTATTACTAAATTACTGCAGGAAGTGGTTTATCTGCAGTTGCTCGAACGTTCCCGCATAAACCAAGCGGCACAAGCTACTATGCTTGCCTATGCCACAGGTTCTGATCTTGATGTGATTGCGGCTAACTTCAACGTGCAACGACAAGTCATTCAAGCGGAAGACAATAGTATCACACCAAAAATACCGGCTATTTTAGAAGATGACACTTCGTTAAGGCTACGCACCCAACTAGCGTTTGAGGGGCTTTCCGTTGCGGGCCCTCGTTCCGCTTACGTCTTCCACGCCCTTTCCGCTCACCCCGAAGTCGCCGATGTGTCTGTGGTTTCTCCCGAACCGGCACAAGTGACCGTGACGATTTTAAGCCGAATCGGGCAAGGCACGGCAAGTGAAAGCGTATTAAATGCCGTGCGTAAAAAACTCAATGATGAAAATATCCGCCCCATTGGTGATCGTGTGACCGTGCAAAGTGCCGTAATCCATTCTTATAGTATCCGAGCAAAATTACATTTATACCGTGGACCTGAATATGAACCGATCAAAGCGGAAGCATTGAGAAAGCTCACTGACTACACCGAAGATAAACGCCGTTTGGGTCGTGATATTAGTCTTTCCGGTATCTACGCCGCCTTACACTTAGAAGGTGTGCAACGCGTTGAATTATTAAGCCCTACTGCCGACATTGTGTTGCCAAGCTCAAAATCCGCTTATTGCACCGGAATTAATCTTGAGATTGTAACCAGTGATGATTACTAGCCACTTATTGCCGATTGGTTCAACGCCACTGGAAAAACGGGCGGCAGAAATTCTAAAAAGTGCGGTTGAAAATCCCATTATTATTGCGGATTTAATCAACCCTGACCGATGCCCTGTTGAATTGCTCCCCTATCTTGCATGGGCGTTTTCCGTTGATAAATGGGATGAACACTGGACGGAAGAAGTCAAACGCATTGCCATCAAACAGTCTTACTTTGTGCATAAACACAAAGGCACGATTGCCGCCGTCAAACGGGTGATTGAGCCTATTGGCTATCTTGTCGATTTAACAGAATGGTTTAACGCCAAACCACAAGGCAGACCCGGTACATTTAGCCTTACTGTTGAAGTGCCGGAAAGCGGTTTAAACGAACAAACTTATAACGAATTAGTGCGACTGGTGAATGATGTCAAACCCGTCTCACGCCACTTAATACAGCTTGCTATCGCCATCTCGCCTACCGGCTCACTCAATACATTTGTCGGGCAACAAGAGGGCGAAATCATCACAATTTACCCACAAGGATAATCATGGCTTCACAATATTTTTCAATCTTAACGGATTACGGCACAACTGCTTTTGCCAAGGCATTAAGCAACAATCAACCGTTGCAACTTACCACCTTTGCCGTGGGTGACGGAAACGGACAAGCCGTAACCCCCACAGCCAATCGCACCGCACTTGCACGTGAAAAACATCGGGCGGCAGTGAGTGCGGTTTCGCTCGATCCCAGAAATAACAAACAGGTCATTGTTGAGCTGACCATTCCTGAAAACATTGGCGGTTTCTATATTCGTGAAATGGGCGTATTCGATAATCAAAACAAACTTGTTGCTTATGCCAACTGCCCTGAAAGTTTTAAACCGACCGAAAGCAGTGGCAGTGGAAAAGTACAAGTATTGCGGATGATACTTAAAGTGTCCTCCTCAAGTGCGGTGACATTGACGGTTGATCACAGCGTGATTTTCGTCACACGCCAACAGTTAAACCCCAAAACCATCACCGCCGAAACACAAAACAGCTTTGATGAAACTGGTCACACCCACAAAATAGACCGAGCAACGACAGCTAATGCCGGTATTGTGCAACTCTCAAATGACGACAACAGCGATGATGAAACCAAAGCACCGACATTAAAAGCTATAAAAAAACTCAAAGGGCTTTATGACGGATTACGCCGTTTGTTGGATAGTTACATCCCCAACAGCAAAAAATCAAACGCAGTTAATAGCACTAGCAGCGATAACATAGCGACCAGTGCG